AACGGGAGTTGAAAAAAGCCTAAGCAGAAAGGGCGGATTATATGGAAATGTACCACCTGGGTATGATGCAAAAGGTGGTTCAATTACGATCGGAAAAAGAATTGGCCAAAAGGTTACTAAAAAGTTTGCAAATGCGCAAGCCAAAAGAAAAAGAGGGCAATTAAACTTTCCTAGAAAAAATGATAAGATTGTTTATGAAACCATTAGCATACCAATGCCAGTGTATCTTGATATAACTTATGAAATCACTATACAAACAGAATATCAACAACAAATGAATGAACTGTTTACTCCTTTCGTCACTAGGACGGGGGGTATCAATTATTTTACCCTTAAAAAAGATGGTCATTTATATGAGGCTTTTATCGATGAGGCATTTACGTTTGATGATAATATAGCCTCAATTGATGAAGATGAAAGATCATATAAAATAACCATTCCTATAAAAGTACTTGGGTACATTTACAGTGCAGATAAAAATGAAGAAAGACCAAAAATCGTAATTCGCGAAAATGCCGTTGAATTTCGTATTACAAGGGAAAGAGTCATAGTCGGAGATGAGCACGATTTGGCCGATACAGCTTTGGACGCTTTTTATAGAGAGTAACGCAGTTAATTTTGGATTTTTGGTTTTTGTTGAACTATTTACTAACGAATAAATATTATGGCTTTATGCTCGTAAAGTGAATAATTTAAATTAGACTAAGGAGAACGTTTATAATGTCATCTAAAAAATTCCGTTTTGTTTCGCCGGGAGTATTCCTTAACGAGATCGACAACTCTGCACTTCCAACACAAGCAAATGCACAAGGACCAGTAATTATTGGTAGGTTCGAAAAAGGTCCAGGCATGCGTCCTGTTATTGTAGACTCGCTATCAGAGTTAGTTGAGACTTTTGGATATCCAATCGCTGGCCGCCAAGGAGGTGATGTGTGGCGTGATGGTAACCGAATTGGCCCAACATATGCCGCTTATGCCGCAGAAGCTTGGTTAAAGGCTGGTGTCGGACCTGCAACAATTGTCCGACTTATGGGCACTGAGCACCCTGATAAAACCGCTACTGGCCGAGCCGGCTGGGATACGACCCTTAGTATCACTGCTATTCAAGGAACAAATGGTGGAGCTTATGGATTGTTTGTCTGGGACTCTGGTTCTCAAGGTGCCGGCGTCGGTCAGCCAACTGGCTCACACGCACTAGCAGCACCCCTTACTGGTGCTTTAGCGGCAGTTTGGTATTTGACAACTGGCTCTATTGAGCTTATTGGTCGCCCACGAGGCGATGTTGATGGCGCGGGATCCTACGCCGGTGAAGGTGTCGCCGATACTAGTGTGGGTACCTTCAGTTCTGGAACTTGTGCTCTTTTCGAATCGGTTGGTTCTTCTCAAGAGTTCCGTGCTATTATTCGCGATGGCCAGAGCGCTGTTGTAAAGGATACCACATTCAACTTCGACAGGTCGTCTGATCTTTATATTCGTAAAAAGTTCAACACAAACCCTCAGATGACAAACAGCACAATTACACAGACCCAAAATAAATTAACTTATTGGCTTGGGGAGACTTACGAAAGACACTTAGCAGGTTATGTGTCTGGTTCTGGTACATCCAAGAACCATGGCGCAATTCTTGGTATCATGAGCGGTAGCTCCACTGTGTTTCATAAGAGCGATATGCGCATGGCATTTAGAGATGCAGAAACCGGTTGGTTTTTCTCGCAAGACATTACAACTAACAGTGGCTCCTTCCAGCCACAAGATCAGCAAAAACTATTTAAGCTTGTTGGTCTAAATTATGGAGAATGGGTCCAAAATAATCTTAAAGTATCTATTGAGGATATTACATATTCCAAGAACTCTCAAACTGACTATGGTACATTCTCGGTTGTGCTTAGAAGACAAGACGACCATGATGGCGCTACGCAGATTGTCGAAAGATATACTTCGCTAAGTCTAGATCCAAATGCAGCAAACTATATTGCTAGAAAAATTGGTAACGCTTATCAAGAGTGGAACGCAACTGAGCTTAGATATATTTACCACGGTGAATATGAAAACCTTTCGCGCTATATGCGTGTTGTCATGGATGATGATGTTCATGCCGGTATTACTGATGCAGAATATCTACCGTTTGGCTTCTTTGGTCCGTTAAGAGAAGTAGGATTCACAGTATTTAGTGGCTCTAGGGCTGTTCATAAGTTTGGAGCTTCGACCCTTGACGAAACTTCGCTAACAGATGCATCTCACAATCCAAAAGTTTATGCTCGCGGAAACGATGATATTCCCCGTTCTATGGCAGATCCAAATCAGGGGGGCTCTGGAGACGGTATCCCAGGCCGCGCGGGAACCGATATGTTTATTAATGTTGGCCATGGCGCCGCAGGTGGATCCACCACCAACACATCTGGCTCTTGTCCATTCACAGGATCGGTTATTTTCCCAACAATCGCGTTGAGAGCAACTGCTTCCACAACTGATGAATATTTTGGATACGATTCCACTCGCGCCGGCGCAACAGTAACAATCTTCGATGAAAGTAATATTGACGTACTTCGTGCTAAGCCAGCAGGTGAAACTCAAAACCCAACATCTGCTGGAGCAGTTGCTGGAGGCGGCGTTGAAATTTCTTGCTTCTTCACCTTGGATGATGTTCGCGTCTCAGGAAGTGGCCAGGGATATTACACATCTGGCTCAAGACAGGTTAATTCTGCTGACACTACTGCCAAGTCTGTTGACTTGCACTCTGCAACCGCTATGAGTGGTACATACAAGCAGGTTCTTGACAAGGGCTTCGATAGGTTTACTGCTCCATTCTATGGAGGCTACGATGGGCTTGATATTAGAGAGTCTGAGCCATTCAGAAACTCGCAGTTTGATTCTTCAGAAAGCAGATTAGACCAATATGCATTCCACACTATGGAAAGAGCGATTCAAGCTGTTGCCGACCCAGAAGTTGTTGAGTGTAACTTGATGATTATGCCTGGAATTACAAACGAAACAATTACCGGTAAGTTAATTAGCGCCTGTGAAGCTCGTGCCGACGCACTAGCCATTATTGACCTTAAGGGTGCTTATAAACCATTCACGGAAAGTACAGAATCCGACGAAGCCAGAATTGGTAATGTTACTACAACAATCAGTAACCTTAACAACAGATCGCTCAGTACTAGCTACGGTTGTGCATATTATCCTTGGGTTCAGATGCGTGATAGTAATAGCAGTAGACTGTTATATATCCCACCCTCTATTGTGGCCCTAGGGACGTTTGCAAGCTCCGAGAACAAAAGTGCGGTCTGGTTTGCCCCTGCAGGCTTCCAACGCGGTGGATTGGCTGGTGGGGCCGCTGGAGTGGCAATCACCGGAGTTCGCGAAAGACTAACTTCAAAGCAGAGAGATGAGCTATATGAAGCCAATGTTAACCCAATCGCATCTTTCCCATCAGAAGGGATCGTGGTGTTTGGTCAAAAGACGCTTCAGCTTACCCCGTCTGCTTTGGATAGAATTAATGTTCGCCGTCTGATGATTTTCATTAAGAAAGAAATCTCTGTCATTGCAAACGAAATCCTGTTCGACCAAAATGTGTCGGCAACATGGACTCGTTTCAAGAGTAAGGCAGTGCCTTTCTTAGAAGAAGTCAAGGCTGGATTAGGACTGACAGACTTCAAGGTTATACTTGATACTACAACCACAACCCCAGATCTTGTAGACCGAAATATTATGTATGCTAAAATATTCTTGAAGCCAGCCCGTGCAATTGAATTTATTGCAATTGACTTCATGATTACAAATACCGGTGCTGCATTTGACGATTAATATTTAGGATAAAACTAATATTTACACTATTTAAGTTATAAGCATGAAGAACGTTAACGTTCATAAGGAGAACAATTAACATGGCAGACAGCGCAACATCCTTCTGGGGATCCCCATCGGTAGAACCAAAGAGAGCATATAGATTTATTGTAGAGGTACCGGGATTAGATAACGCAGCTTGGTACGCCTCCAAGGTAGGAAAGCCAGGGTTCTCAGTTTCTGAATCAGAGCACACTTTTTTAAACCATAAGTTTTATTATCCCGGCAGAGTAGAGTGGGAAGAGGTCAGCATGACCCTTGTCGATCCCATTACACCTGATGCTACAGATCAGCTTATGAGCATGCTTGGAGTCACCACAAAGAATGGTGGTGGCGCTAGCCTTACTGGCGAAATGGGATATCGCTATCCTGACACTTATGACGCTGCTGCAGGCACTACTATCACAAAGTTGGCCGCAACAACAGCATTAGGCGAAGTTGTTATCAAACAGATTTCGGGAGATACAACTACAGCACCTTACACTTCGACAACAATTGTTGAGCAGTGGGTGCTTAAGAGAGCCTGGATTAAGAGTGTTGATTTTGGAGAACTTGATTATACTTCTGATGATTTGATTAACATCGAGCTTACAATAAGGTATGATTGGGCAGTGATTAATGCTGATGACTCCGAGGTTGGCCAAGCTCTCGTCACATCGGCGTAATAGCAACAGCTAAAGTGCTTAGTCACTATAAAATACAATTAATATAAACAAGAGGTAAAAATGGCAAGAAATAATTCGACTCGTTCGGGCGGCGATACCGCACCTGAACCGGCCGATGCTCCTGCTTCTTCGATGACCCAAGTAGAGGATGGACCCCCTGCTGGTGGCTTGAATTTTGTTACTCCAACAGAATTCGTAGAGTTACCAACAAAGGGTAGGTTTTATCCCGAAGGGCATCCTTTAAAAGATCAGGAAGTAATTGAGATTAAATTTATGACAGCAAAGGAAGAGGATATGCTAACCTCTCCAGCGCTTCTTAAAAAAGGTCTAGCTATAGACCGAGTTTTACAAAACCTTTTTGTAGACAAACGCATTAAGGTAGCAGATTTGTATCTTGGAGACAAAAATGCATTAACATTAGCATGTAGAATTAGCGGATATGGGCCTGAGTATAATGCAAAAGTTACTTGTCCCAACTGCGGTAGTTCTGTCCGCCATCAGTTTGATTTGAGCTTGTATGAAGTTAAGCCCGAGCCAGATTTACTAGGATTGGGTGTCTCATTGAATGACGATGGGACTTTTGAGTTTACATTACCAAGATCTAAAGTCAAAACAAAGTGTAGATTAATGACATCTCGCGATGAAAGATATTTACTTGAAAGTGGACAGAAGAGAAAAAAGCACGGTTTAGGTGAAGCCGGGTTAACTGATATGATGAAAAGAGCCATTACTGCGGTAAATGGACAAACCGACCAGAGCGTCATCAATAATTTCGTGGAAAATATGCCTGCCTTTGATTCCCGATTTTTTAGACGCGTTTATCAACAAGTCACACCAAATGTTCAAAATGAACAAGATTTTGAGTGTCGATCTTGCGGTCACGAGCAGGAAATGGAGGTGCCCTATGGGGTAGAATTTTTTTGGCCTGAGTGATGACTATATGAAAAATGTTTATGAGGCATTTTTCTTTTTAAAACATCGTGGAGGCTGGAGCTTCATAGAAGCATATAATCTACCCATACAATTGCGATCATGGTTTGTCAAAAGATTAATAAAACATCTGGAAGATGAAAACGAAGCAATTAAAAAGGCCCGAAATAAATCTAGAACGAAAAAGAATTTCTAATTAAATAAGCCGAAGAATATTCGGCTTATTTTTTTATATTTTCTATCTATTTATATATGGAGAATTGTAATGGGATCTGCACCTAAAATACCATCAAGCAAAAGTGAAGACACAAAATTTCACAGCTTTATTGATCAAGCTAGTGCTGTTTCTGCCAAGTGGAATAGAAAAGATAAAGAGCATAAGGAAAAACAAAAAGACATGAAAAAACAAAACTTAGATGAAGATATAGTTCCTATAGTGATAGATTTATCGGCTGCAAGAAACGGCCAAGTTAATGAAAGTTTTTTACGCCAGTTTGGCGATTCGATTAAATTGCTCATGAAAGCTATGTTCGGCACAGGCAGAGTGTCGGCATCGATAAGAGGTTCGCAGCGTGAAATCGAAGCCTTTAAAAATACTCTAGCCAATGAAAGAAATTATATTCGTGCTTACCAAAGATATGGTTTAGACGACCCTAGAACATTTAGAAATAAAGGTAAACTAAAATCAACTATATCTAAATTCGAAAGAGAAACAGGCATTAAGTGGCCTTTTAAATAAGTCAAAACGAGGAAAGATTTATAAATGTCTATAAATGCACCAACTCAACAAGAAATAGAAAGAGTTAGAGAACTTGCAAGACAGTTTGAAGATGGCGAGATCTCTCTCAATGCCATGGTCGCCGCTATGCAACCCGCACTCAGATCGGTGCAGGACTATGTAAACGAATTAGCGAAGGCCGATCAACTTGGAAAAAGACAAGTTGAATATCTAACAGAAATGGAGCTAATGGCAGAAAATGCCTCTGAGGCTCTTAAGTCGCGACTGGCTATTGAGGGCGTAAATTTAGAAAATGCTCGCAGTCAACTTCGTATAAAACAACAGATGGCGCAATCCGATATGGAAGCCGCCAAAGTTCGCGGCGCAGATGGGCAAACATTATTAGACATAATTAAAGCGGAAGAACAACGTTTAGAGTTAATGGAAGAGCAGGTTGCGGCCGGCCGAAATGTTGTAAAACAGACTCAACAGATAATTGGAGCTTTTACCGGTATATCGGATGCTTGGAAAGACGGACTTGTTGGTTCTATTCTTATGGCCGAAGATGGCTTAAAGAAAATGGCTCAAGCAGCCAAAGAGACAATAACTGTATCTAACGTCATGGGCTCCATGATGCAAAAAACAATACAAATGACCATGAAAATGTTTCTGGCATTTGATGAAGCCCAGGTTTCATTAGGACAAGTCACCGGCGCTGGAAACAAATATAACGAGATGCTTGGTAGGACATATTCTGCCAATGGTGATTTGTTTGCTTCCATGGGCGAAACCGGTGATGTCATCGGCGGGCTGGTAAATAGCTATGCTGGCTTTAACCAGTTGAGCACCGAGCAAGCAGATTCTATGGTCAGGTCTGGCTTAATCATGCAGAAGCTGGGTGTTGACACACAAACATTTGGTAAAGCGACTGAAGAGATGGTTAAGGCTTTGGGCATGACGCCGGGAGTTGCTGAATCGACCACAATGGAATTGGCTGATTTAGGATCTCAAATTGGTAAATCAGCACAGACGATGATGACAGATTTTACTGCGGCCACCCCAAGATTGGCTATGTTCGGTGATGAAGCAGTTGATATTTTTGAAGATCTCCAGCGAATGTCAGCCTCAACCGGTGTTTCCATGGAAACTATGCTGAGTGTCGCAACACAGTTTGACACGTTTGAAGGCGCCGGTCAAGCAGTCGGTCAATTGAATGCAATGATGGGCTCTAACTTAAACATGATGGACATGATGATGGCCACCGATGAAGACCGAATTGAAATGTTAGTTCGTGCGACTGAGGCTGGAGATCTAAATTGGAATTCTATGAATCGCCAACAGCAAATGGCTGTAGCTAATGCCGCTGGTATCACCAACATGGCAGAAGCACAGGAAATGTTCTCAGGCGGTGTTGCGGGTCTGCATAAATACAGAGACGCCCAAACCGATGCAGCAACAGCACAACAAAAATCAGAGATGGTTGCTCAGCAAAATGTGACAATAATGAACAAGCTGTTGACTACGTTAGAGCGTTTATTTGCACCCGAAGGCGCTCTTTATGGCGCCGTAGAAGGGTTTTCTGATTTTTTAACTACAGTGGCCGAATTTGTACAAGAAAATAAAGGTTTAATTAAAGGTCTAGGTGTTGCTGCCATGGGCTTTTGGGCCCTTCATAAAGTTATGATGGCGATGAAAATTCTTTCTACTGTTAATGCTGCATTTAGAACGATGGGCCCACTGTTACTGGCTGCCTCACAAAAAATGGGCCTGCTTAAAGGCATGACGATTAGCGAAACTGGTGCTTTAACTTCGCGCACCGCAGCGCAAAATACCGATACCTTATCTAGAGATGCCGCCTCCAGATCCACAGATGTTAATACTGCTTCAAATAACAGAAACTCTCTATCGCTCAAAGGAATTGGTGCAGCAGCTAAAACCGCCGCCATCGGAATTGGTGCAGTTGTCGCGGCCTTTGCAGTTGGAAAAATGATTGGTGATATGATTGAAGACTGGAGCTTAGGAGCTAAAATCTTAGTAGCTGTTTTAGTCGCCGCTGCAGCAGCCATGGCCGCGTTCTGGATCGCTTCAACATTAGGAGTTGGTTCTGCTCCGATCATTGCTGGATGGGCCGCTGCGGCCGGCGGATTAGGTGTATTATATGGTGCCTTTATGGAAGATGGTGTAACCAACTATGAAGGTACTAAACAGGGCAGAGCAGATGTTGTTGGAGAGGGCGGCCCAGAGCTTGTGACTTTGCCTCCAAGATCAAATGTTATTACAAACGAAAACATTGAAAGAATGTCTTCAATTATGACTGAGAAAGAGGTACTGCGACAAGAAGTTCAAATGCAAGCAGTGGCTGCTGGTGCCCAAGCTGGTACGCAAGCCGCAGCTGTAAGTCAAGCTTCTTCTACAGGCAACGGTGGCGGTGCCGGAAGGCCAATAGTTATGAAATTTAAGCAGAGAGAGATCGCCAAGATAGTTGGCGGTGTCATGGATGGTATGATCACTTCGAAGTCATGAGATATTTTTTTAACCATAATCTATATAGTTTAGGAGGGCCCATCCAATATGGCTGATTACACTACATTTGACGATGGCTCAGTACCTAGTGGTATTGCCAACAATCGAGAGCATGTTTTACAATTTCAATCTTTACATTCTGGTAGGGAAGTATGGTTTAAGGCTATGATTACTCAATACAATGAAAATTATGCTTCTGAGTGGGAAATGCAAGACACTTTTGGTAGAATGGACCCAATCGCTACGTTTAAAAGAACTGGCAGAACAATCGATTTGGGCTGGGAGGTGGTAGCAGAAAGTAAAGATTCTGCCGTAGATAATTTGAAAAGAGTCAACGCGTTAATAAAAATGCTATATCCCTCATACGAAAATAGTTTATTAAACACCTCGCCTCTTGTTAGAGTCAAGTTTGCCAATCTAATCACCGATCCTAACGGGGGATATTTAATATGTGCCCTTAATGGACTTAGTTATCAACCGGACACCGAGGACGCTGGGTTTTTTGATCCTGGCAGTGGAAAGCTTTTTCCAAAAGTAATTACATTATCAACTCAATTAACAGTTTTACATAAAACAACTGTTGGGTGGGGCACATCAGATGGTCAGCTTGCTTGGATTCCAGGTTCTGAAGAAAATTGGCCTTATGTTACCGACGCTTCTGGGTATAGTGTAACTTCTACACCCTCCACTCAAGCGTCAGACAGTGGCACAGGACAAGCTGCACAAGACATCTCCAACTCAGCGACTAGTGACATATTAAGTGGAGACTCATAGAAAAAGGAAATATTTTAATCATGGCTTTTAGTAGATATAGAAAATACAGATCACAAAAGATTGTTGCAACCGATGCAGATAGCACGTTTTATGATCAAATGCACAAAAGAGGCGTCGGTCAGATGGATATATACAGAACGCCCACACTTAGACGCACTCCAACTGAATTTAAGGTTGCAGCCCACACCTGGGAACAAGGAGATAAGTTTTGGAAATTGTCTTCGATGTATTATGGAGATCCTGGCTATTGGCACATTATTGCACATTATAACTATAAACCAACTGAAGCTCATGTTACAATGGGTGAAACAATATATGTTCCGCTGCCACTGGACGCTGTTTTATCTGATCGGAGATATTAAATAATGGCACTTAATGTTAATCAGTTTGGTAAAGTTAGATATGCTGCAGAAACCAGTGCCCAAGTTCAGCATTGGATGAATCGAAATTTGCAATTTTTCGCCGGCGCAGCACCTTTACTACGAAGACGCGTCTTAGACGAAGATTTTTGGCAAGACAAGCTCGATGCACAATTCACGAGAAATGGCGATCCAAACTTTCCACGCTCTTTTCACTACCTAGGCAATCGCGGTAATAGTGGTTACCCAGGGATTATTTGCGCTTCGCTAGGACAAAACATTGGAGAGCCCGCTGCATTCATCAATATGCTTTTTCAAAGGCTTGATGGCGGATTTTTAAACTTAACCTCTGAAATGCAATCGATGTTGGTGCCACTGGTAAAGATAGACGTTCCAAGCAGTAATGGACAACGCTTATTAAACCTACCTTTAGACGTTCAAGTGGGCGCAATAGAAAATGCGATCCCCACAGCAACAAATGACTTTCATGTGAAACAGCCTGGATTTATGTCTTTTGAGTGGACAGATCAGGGCAACATGCCCGGTGTTACGGGATTAATGTTTGGCGCGAAATTGAATATGTATTTTAACTCAGTTGATGCGCTGGTCAATACCTACCATGGCCCAGACGGCGCGGTAAGCTTTTTGCAGTTATTGTCACCCTCTCATAGTACATCGACAGAGTGTGTAATAACAGTTGGATGGAATAAGCCTTCAATAAGTGTAACTGATCCTAGGTACGCTGAACTGCAAGAGATCGCTTTATCGCAGCGCGCCTGTTATAGCATGTATATTACTGGCTATGATTTAACTCTTACTGATTCGGGCGCCGTTGAGTTAGAAATTAATTTTCAGCTAGCGACAGAAAATCTATTTCACGGCCATGCTTTAGATATTTTAGAGCCTAACCCTGAACGTGGTTATGAGTCGCAACGTGCTATTGATCTTCGAGAACGCCAAAACGCTCTTGAGGCCGAAATTCAAGCGCAAGTTAGTTTAGCTGCTAATTTTCAAGCGTTGGTTGATCTTCACGATGAATTATACCAAGAGATTGCAGGCGAGGATGCTTCAATACAAGTCTACTATGGCCAAGATCTTGATTGGGGTACTTACGAAACCACTGGTGATCCACATGGCGGCGCTTCGGTAACTTCGAATTTAAGCCTTACAATTGAAGACGGCGGCCGAGGATATAGGAATAGAAGCATTCGTCTACAAGATGCGGCTGCAACTGTAGACGCTGCTGGTAATTTATCATCATACACACGAGTTTTGGGCGAATCGAATGCAGTACATGATGACTACTTCATCGACTGGACAATGTATACTGACTATACAGGCGCCAGCTGGTATGGTGGAGATCCAGACAGTCCAAATATGAACGCGCGCCTAGTCGCAGATAACTACTTTTCGTTTATATCGCGCTGGAGTGAAAAGAAATTAAATGATGCATTAGAACGAGATGTACGCACCCAAAACGAAATTGGCGCACTGCTTTTAGAATTACAAGCCGCCGACTATGATGTTAGTGCTTTGCCATTTACTCATACACCACCGGAGGCAGGCTCAACCAGTGGGCAACATATAGTATCATTTAATTTTAGTTATTCTGTACAGAAATCTTGGGGCTCGACATATAGTGGCCAACTATCTAACATGGCTGATCCGAACGACACCCGAACAGAGGGCAGGAGTATCTTTCGGACCAGATATTTTGTCACCCCTGGTCGATTATTGCATTTTGAAAATTCTAGAATTGCGGCCGGCGCAAGTTACCACCATCCAGCAATGAAGAGTGGAGCAGAGGCTTTGGCGGCCGCTGCAGAGAGCACCACCGAGACAGCTTCAGACCCAATTGCTTTTTCTACAACCGAAGAAGGAAATCAATCAAGTTTGGCCGCATTGCGAGAAGAACTAGAGATATTAAGAAACCAAAGAATAATAACTGATTTAAATGATGCCTTTTCCACAATAACGTCTCAGTTGATGAAACGTTGTGCTATAATGAAATTTGATGTAGACAAAAATGCAATTATAAATGATCAAGAGGTAAACGAGGATCAGGAATGGTATGACGATATGCTAAGCTCATACATGTTTATTCACGAGGATTCATATGATCCTATGTCCACCGGTCGAGGTCGAGCCGGGGTTATTAGAACAACAAGGGGGGCTGACGTAGATGATCTTGTTTATCAGTATGCCGGTTCAGAATTTGAAGAAGATATATTTCAATATGGCGCCGGCCGACTCACAGAAGCTTCAAACGCAGTCGAGTCCGAAGAGGCTAGTGATATTTATCTTGAATTTATGGAACAAATGGATGATAGACTCAACTCAGGTGCGATAAAGAATTCAATTATACCTGAAGGTTCTTATTATTCAGACGGCGGGTTGTCCACAGGTAATACATACGAATCGGTGACAGAAAATAAAGTTCGATGTCATTATTTTTACTTGGGAGATCTTTTAGGGGTGGTATACAATCACTTCTTTCCGCAGATAAAAGTGATCGTTGGGCCCATGGTAACTGGTTATGTTGAAGCCACAGATAACCCCGGCGATGGATATTATATCGGAGTTAGTATGGCTGATATTCCAATTAATTTTTATAAATTCAATAGAGCTTGTGTCAGTGTTATAGGTACAGCTTGGGCTCGACAAGGTACATTACCCCCGCACGTATTTATAGAACATATTTTGCAGGAATGTTTAATTAATTTTGATGGCGTTCCATTTGGTCAGGCTATTGAAAATCCTGCAAACAACCTGGCACAAACTCATGGCCCTGGTGGCACTGTAGAGGTTTCACAGCAAATGGTTACTGTAAGCCGACCAGAGGAGTCCCCGGATTTTATGGGAGGAATCAGCTTGTATGGGCAACGTTATAGCTTGCAAAGGCTATTTGATTGGCTTGAACCCACAATAGGCGATCCTAGACACTCTGAAAATTGGTATTGTATATACGCTCAAAATAACCCAAGTAGACAATTAAGAGCAGAACCTGACGAAGAAGTAGATCGCCAATTGGGAATTTTTCACTTAAAACATGCAGCAGAGAAAGGTATAGTTAAAACGATTAATTATACTAAATCTGAAGCGCCAATGTATGGAGAAGGTGTCATGGCGGCACAGATAGATCAAGGTGGCACCCAAGGGCCCACGCCAATTGCATATTTATATAACGCAGAAGTTACAATGTACGGTAATGTTTTATTTGAAAATGGAATGCGGGTTTATATTGACCCGAGATTGCCACGCTCTGGTATAGATGCTCAAGCCCGAGGCCGGTTAGGTATATCAGGGTACTACCGTGTGGTCAAAACAAATCATGTCATTGAGGACGGAAAATACGAAACCGTTATTAAGTGTGTTTTAGAAACTGCGTACACTGGAGACGCTAGCAATAATCCACAAGACGCCCAAGCTGGTCTTTCTGGTGCTGATATTGATCAACTGGAAGCTAATGAGGGGCAATAAGATATGCCAAGCGACAATGAAATAAGAAAGTCTATTGCTAGTAGTGTATACTCGTCTAATAAAGAAAAAAAGTTGAGTAAAATTTATAGTGGCAGAACATACTATAAAGATAAAAACTTAGCACCACGCGGAAGTAAGTTTAGAAAAACTGTTGACGATTACTATAATATGCCTGATGCGATTGACTTGTATTATGATAAGCCAATGTATGGAAGAGTAAATCAGAACAATGATTTTGTCTACCCTAGAAATAGAAAAATGGCTGATGTTCAAAATTTAGACCGAATATCAGAGGGCAAAAAACACGTACTACTGCTTGATTTTGTTGCAAAGGCATTTAAAGACATGTCCGCCAAAGTTGTAAAGATGGCAAATGCAGGAAACTTGGAGTTGGGTGGGAAAATAATTCCCGAGGGAAAACTTGATCCGGTCAAAGGGTATGTGGATATTGCAATTGGGCAAAATGCTTTTTTAGATATTTTTCTTAATAGATATAATAATGAGATATTGGTCAACGCGCAAACTTCTCTCCAAGAAAAAAACAAAATTAGCAACATTGAAGTTTATTATGATATAATGGTTGAGTATATACAGCTTACAAATTCGGGCCGTCTAGGCAGTTCTAGAGGCGGCATTCAAAATACTGGCTTAGCTGTTGAATTGGCTGAAGTTGAATATGGAGATGATGTGGTAAATCTTAGTGAATTTATATATGGAGATCCAAATTTTACTAAGTATAGACATTTGGCAAGAGAGTATGGGTTTATGGTGGATAAAAATGCGCCATATAGATTGGTTGCGGACTTGGGATCCCCCGTCATGGAAGAGTACATGTCTATGTTTGGAACTAGTATTGATATGCTATTTACCACTCATTATCGTTTAGCAACCTCTGGCGATATCCAAGAATTAAGAAATTTAATTTTAAATGGATATAATAGTTTTGCGAGTAGTAACAAAATTATGAGAGATATAAAATGTAAAGTCTATGAGGACTCTAAGCATCGCGCAGCCGCCTCTTTTCACCCCGTACAAGATATCAATGTCAGAACAGTTTCAACCATAACTCAGCGGGAAACGGAAACTATGGCAACAATGGTGAAAAAACTACCATTGTCAAAATGGTATCAAGCTTATTTTTTGATTAGACATGCGGAATGCGGTAATCCATTTGATGTGCCTGAAACAAGTGCGCAC